CGTAGCCGTTGATCTGGTAGACCTATAAGCAGTGCCGTGATCGCGGGAATGTACGTTATCAATACCACGTTCATTGAACCGACGGAGGAACTCTACCTCGATCTTGTTCTGCTTATCTTTGTCTTGCGCGTCGTCAGCGTCGTACCCTGCTTTGCGTTGGGCGCGTCGGTCACGCAGTGCGATGAAGATTTTTAGTAATGAGGCGTCATCAAGCCCCGACACTTTCGCCATGTGCAGTCTCCTTTTTATTGGCGATCCATAAATTGACGTCTTGTTCATCCCACCGAAGTGTTTTCTGGTGGACGTTTATTGGTTTTGGAAACGACGTCTCGCGGTGCTTCAACTGGTAGAAAGCGCCTTTAGTCATTCCAAGTTTTTCCGCGACCTGATTTGAATTTAAAAGATTCATGGGAGTACCTTTACATGTGTTTACACGTCAACACATAATACTCCTTGAGACAGCGGTCAAGCGATAAGCGGCTCCCGATGTGCTTTTACTTCATCAAGAAGCGCGCCTTGTAACTTTTGTTTTTTCTGTAGCCGTTTATAAATACGCCGTTCTACGGGCGTACCTTCCAGCATGATAATGAAGTTGTTCATCTTCTGACCCGGTCTGTTGATACGACCGTTAGCCTGCTCAAACACTTCATTACTGGTAACGCAGCTGTACCAGACAATCGTACTGGCTGCGGTCAATGTCAGGCCGTGGCTCATGGCGGCTGGTTGTGCCACCAATACTTTAGGTTCTGAGCTAGACTGAAATGCTTTAAATATTCTATCGCGCTCTGACTTTTTGACGTCGCCGTAGATCACCTCTACGCTGAAGTCCTTGCGTAGTTCGTCTGCAACCATGTGTACGGATGATATGTACGGTACAAACACGATTACCTTACCCTCTGCGGAATGTACGATAGACCTCGTTTCCTCGATGCGAGGCGTAGCCGGTATTGTTACAGTCTCACCATCGTTGGTGTATACGGCACCGCATGCAATCTGTACCAGCTTGCCCATCTTCACCGCCTCATTGACAGCGGTGATTTCTCCGTCATCAGCCTCAGCGCGTAGCTTAGTCAGCATGTCTTTATATGCTTTTTGCTGCTCCTTGGTTAACTGAACATCGCGGGTCTCAAACATAACAGGCGGTAAGTCTAAGCACTCGTCGCGTGTAAAGCGTACTGCTGGCTGCATAACCTCGCGCACTATCTCTGTGGCATCGGGTTTAGGTATCCACTGGAACTGACTTAGCTGTTTCATAACCTGTGCCTTAAACCTACCAAAATACGGAGGTACGTTCTGCGGCGAGATAAGTTTACACTGCGCCCATGCGTCTGTCGGTGCGTTTGGAGTGGGCGTACCAGACAGCGCCCAACACGATCTGGGCTTTGCGTGTTTATTCACAACGGTGTTAATTGCTTTCCACTTAGCCGTGCTTGCGTTGCGAGCGCACTGTGCCACCTCGTCTACGATAACCAGATCGACGTCACTGCGGTTTTTTAAATACGGGGCGATAATTCCGACGCCGTCGTGGTTCACGATGTACACATCGAAGTCCTCTTCCAACAGCTTCAGTCGCTTCTGCTTTGTACCATGCAGAACACCAAAGGTCAGGTGTGGGAAGTGGTTGAATAGTTCGTCGGCCCAAGTACGCTCAAGCGTTGATAGCGGAGAAATAATGAGCGCCTTGTTTAGTTGGCCGACACCGCGCAAATAATCATATGCCCACAAGGCAGCGAGTGATTTACCCGTACCAAGTTCGCTTAGATTAAACGCACGTTTATGGATCGAGAGAAACGCAGCTGCCTCTTTCTGCGCTTTAAACGGTGTGAACCTTCCCGACCAGTTATAGTATGAACGAATGGGTGCAGGGGCGTTGAAGCCCAAGTTGCGTAGCAAAATCGTCTCGGCGGTCTTATGTGGCACTGCTACCAGTGGATTGCCTTTAACACTAAATGATTTTGCAGAAGGTAACGCGTTAAGAACGCGATCCGGATTTCTGGTCTTTAGTATCAGGGCTTGTTTCTCGGGCCATACCAGCATGTTGCTCTTCCTCGTCTATCTGTCTGATGCGTTCATCGCAGATGTGTTTGATCTTTTCGTAGTCCAGTCGGCGTTCGCCTTTATCGCGTAGGATGCGCTTTACGATGTCTGCATCCCAAGGATTGAGTTTGTACTCCAACCATATGTCCCACGGTTGGATGCGCCGCTTGGAATAGTCGGAGTGCCCGACGTTGTAGTCCCGTGGCACCCGCCCCACTTCTCGCCATATACCGTCTTTGTCTTGTGCTTTTAGGTGAAACTGGCCGTCTGAACCTAAAACTTCTTTTCGCAGAATGCCGTCTGGTCCTTTTATATTCTCAAACATCATGTCTTCCCCTTGGTGTACATGCTGGGTTTTTTACCGCGCCACCCCTTGTTAACCTTAGCGTTCACCACACGGGTGTTTGACTTTTTCGTGCTGCCACCGGCATCGAGCGGCACTTTGTGGTCAATGTGCTTACCGTCGCCGACTTTGACACGGCCCTCACGTATGCCCTCTCGACGGGCTTTGTTATTCGCCACCCGCTTCTTTTGAACGGATGGTCGTTTGTTATACTTCGCTTTAGTCGCTAACGACTTCTTCGATGTTTTGGTCATGGCTTAACCCTTTCTGAGCGGCAGTCTGAATTATAGACTTCACCTGTTCTACGTCGTCTACTACATGTGCTAACCCGTTAGCACGTTGAATGCCATTAATTTCGCGTTGTTGGTTAGCAGTGACGTGCCCAAGTTTTCCGGGCGCTTTGGTTTCAATCGCCACGAACGCACCTTTGTAGCACACCAAAATGTCAGGACAGCCAACGCGCCCCATGCCGTTCGACACTGGCATATAATACCACGCGCCGATAGACTGGAGATACTCCTTGACCTTTTTCTTAACCCTACCTTCGGGTGTCATTCCCATCTTTTCGTTTCCAAATAGTCACCATACAGTTCGATGTACGCTTCAACTCTGTGAAGTAACTCGTTTTCCAGCAATGTAGCGCTGCGTTGATGAAACCCGTGACTAACTAATTCTCTGTTTGTTAGCTGCATTAAATCTGTGTGCAATTGGGTTGGCTTGCCGTCCATAGTCTTTATCATATCGCTTATCCATGTCTTTATCAAATCGCTTATCCATGTCTTTATCAAATCGCTTATCCATTATTAAATTCCACAAAATTCGCACAAGGATCGGCCTACTGGGCACCAGTTCTTGCACAAGCCTGATGGTTTCGGGAGCCACTTATCATCTTCATAAGCGGCGGCTACGCGAGACAGGCGAGGTAGAAACTCGTTCCATATTTCGGGCAGTTGCTCACGCGTGAACATCTCTTTGTCAAACTTTGCGACTTTTAACCAGATGAACCCCGTCACCACTTTATTGATCCACGGGTACATAGCGAAAGCCAAGGCCGCGAATAGTTTAAGTTGATCGTTATCTGGTCGGTGTTTGCCTGTCTTCCAGTCGAGCAAGTACGCAGTGTCAGAGCCAACAACTCCGATGTCTATGATACCGCGTACCCACACATCCTTCGCCATCCATGTAGTCTGACGAAAGTCTTTAGTGAGCGCGACACGTTCTTCAACCACGCGCTTACCTTCATATGACAGTATCTTTTTTACATACCGTCCGTACTGCTCCATCTCAGGGGGCAACGGCTTCTTACCATTGGCGAAGTCTTCAAGCGCTTTATGCACCTTGTTACCCCAGATTGTGGCCTCGGTCTGTTTCTCAACAACTTGCTTTGTCACACGCGTCAGCTGAAACCGCTTCGGGCATGTCTCGAACGCAGTAAGTGCTGAGTAAGACCAAGGTTTTGTTAATTCCACGGGGGTACACCTCCTTCAAATATTTCTGTGTCTACGATCTCCCAGAACTCTAACAGTAGTTCCGCTCTGGTATCCGTATCGAGCCTATCGCCCTTGCGTTCGTCGCGGTGCTTATCGAGAAACAGTAGACGGCGACCGGCCCACGCGTGTTCCAGATCAGCCACCCACTTTAGACGCGAATGGTAGTCTGTCTCGCCGTACAACTCTTCTGCTTTGGCTATTGCACGTTGCGCTCGCTCTCGTCGTTGCTGCTGCACGTACCGCCCGTTGATGCGACGTTGTATGTTCTGCACTTGCTCCCACGCTAAGTCTTCTTTGCTGAAGCTGTCGCGTATGCCAACAATGTACTGAACAAACCCGTCTATGTTGAAGGCGTAGGCTTCGATCAACGGCTTTAAGAACTCGTGCGTCTTTGGCAAAAGAAATATGCTTGGGTCTTTAGCAAAGGTCTGCATGTACTTATCCGTTAGTGTTAGCCATTTTTTAATATTGCTGGGGTTTCGCAGCAAGTAATCAGTTGTTTCTTTCAGATCGGATTGCATTCCTGATCTCCCATAAAATTGTACCGTTGCGGTGTTCCGTATTTTAAGGGATCAGTGGGTGGGGCTTGGTGTGGGTCAGACCAGCTGCTTGCGGTTCGGCCTTCGCAGGAAGCGTCTCCGTTAATTTTGTTCTTACGCATTTCTTTCCCCCCCAAAACTTACTTACATGTATATAACATAGGTTGACTATAGATGCACACATTTAAACACCTTTCAAGGGTCTATTTTGCGTCACCGTAAGTGTCGGCTATATCGCCTTCGCTCCATGTTACTAACTCAGGCCACCACTCTGGTGGTGTTCTCATTACCTGTTGCACTGTATCTAGTGTCTGCTCTGCCTCGTCTTCTGGTACGATGTACACTAACTCGTCATGTACCATCAGTGCAGGGTTCATCTTTGTGAGCCTCTGAACTGTTAACGCGTTGTCGGCGATCACGCACCGGGCCAAGTGTTGCACGATGTTCTCGTCGATCTTTCCCGCATAGATACGGGCTTTGTTTCTACCGTGTCCGTAGACGAACTCCTTGCGGTTGTCGTCTTCGTTTACCTCTGTTCGCAGGTCTGGATAGCGAATCAGTCCCTTGGGCGTTTTAAGCCCCTCGGCGACTGGAACTACCATGCCCCACGGGTCGACTGCGTTGCCCTCTGCGCCTCGCATAATGGTAGGCAGTGCTGCGTGGCATGTGCGCCAGCCGACTGTGATCTCGTTGTACTCGTCGCGCCACTTGTCGACGATGTCTCTGCTCTCTTCTTCGGTGATGTCGACGCCGCCCATCAGCTTGGCAACCTTTTGAAACGTGACGTACCCAGCCCCGAAACCAAGGCCCAAGTGAGCCACTTTACCCACCTGACGTTGGACTTTAGTCACGTCGTCGTAGTCAATGTCGTAGAGCCGACTGGCAAAGTCTTTGTACAGATCAGCTTTCTCTGGCTCGGCCTGATACATCTCCATACTTGACGGGACTTGCCACAAGAAGTGGTTCACACGTAACTCGATACCTGACAAGTCGGCGACGACAACCTTATGTCCGGGCGGTGCTGTCAACGAACGGCGCAGTGCATCCGACGGGCGAGGGTTGTATGGGTTCACGCGTGGTAAATTCTGTGGGTTGTAACCCCAGCCAGACCAGCGCCCCGTCGTGTCCGCGCCGTAATACTTGAGCGGGATCGGCACCTTCTTCGCAGGGTGTGCGTTGGATGCGTCCATGAACGCTTGGATACGTGTCTGTAGGATGGTGGACTTCGCGTCGAGCCGTGCTGCGGCAGCTGTAGCGACGAGAGGATCGTCGTGTTCCTGCAAAGCCAGAAAGCCTTCATCCGTCTTGGCGAGGGCCGGTATCTCTTTACCCGTTGTAGGAGAAACTTTAGTCGGTACGTCGACTTCGATGGTTCGCAGGAACGCTGCGAACTTAGCAGCCGACGACAACACCGTCAACGCAGCCGACGCGGCTTCGTCGTCGTCCATACCTATCTCATAGACGTCCATTTTGCGCGCAGCCTCAACAAGCATTGCCTTTTTTCGGACGCCTTCCTCTGTTAACGTGTTAGCAAGTAACGTCGCGTCACTTTCGAATGTAGGTTCCACAAGCATACGGATCGTCATGTCGACGAGCTTGACCTCTTCCTTGCGTGTCTGTGGTATCAGCTTGAGCAGCAGCCCGTAGCACTGATCGACGTCGGCGGCGTTGTATATCCGCATCTCATCTATCTCGTCATCTGAGAAGTCACACAGGTTCTTACCCTTGGTGGCGATCAGCGCCGACTGATCTTTGTAGCCCAGCCCGTAGTGCGCGACGAGCTTCGCAAGGGACAGCCCGACATCTTTTGCGTGGATAGGTCTAGCCATTGCAAGGGTACAACCCCAGAGCTTTGGGTTAACGCCAAGACGCCACGATAGTATCATTGCGTCGAAGCCTGACATGTTGTGACCGACGACCCAGTATTGTGACCAGTCCACGCTGTTACAGTAGTCGATGACCGCCTGCTCGCCAAAGACGACGACGGTGGGATCGTTCCCGAACTTAAAGGCACAGCTTATGATCTCTGTGTCGGGGTGCATACAGTACGCGATAGGTGACATCTTGGTCAGTGAGTGACCAACAGCCCAATAGGTTTCTAGGTCAACGGTGCATATTTTCATCGTCTTCGTCCTCTAAATACACCACCGACAACGTCCGCACTAAGGGCGCAAAGCATCTTTGTCTCTCCAGTGCTGGTCACTTCGTCAGCGTCAAAATCATATTGCTTTGCATATTTTCTCAACTCTCTGCGACCCCAAATAGTCGTTCTACCACCGCCATCTTGAAACCACATAGTAAACCATTCTTTTGCCATCACGCAGCCTCCTGATTATAAGCGGCCTCGTGCAACGCAACCTGAGCCGCAAGAATAGCATCGAACAAATCGCCATTTCCCTGCGCATCGTTAGACAAGCGCATCAACGCCTTCTCAATCTCAATCATGCGATCAATAGTCGTGCCTCTATCCATCACGCAGCCCCCTTATCAGCAGGAGTAAAAATAACTTTGACAACGCCCAAAGCCCTCAGATCATCCATAGACTGCGAACTATGCTCCGCGCCGAACTCAATTGCCTCGTCAATCAAGACATCGTTTAGCATATTCAGATAGTCCTTGCTGAACCGCTCAACGATAACTTTTTGCGCGTAACTTGCTGAACAATGTGCATCGTGTGCAATGTACTTTACAAACTCAGTAATAATAAAACGCCGCATGGCTTTGCGGTCATGGCTATTAGCCTTGATGAATTCTACATTAGAGCGGTAGTGATCCTCGCCCAAATAAGAACCATCCAACCAGCAGCGAAACATGCGACGAGTCGCGTGGTTGCTGTCCGTGGTTAAGTCACCTTCTAAGTCGCGCAAGATGCGGTTTCTGATGTTTTCGTTGGTCATGTCATATACTCCGTTTTACTAGATGTCACCTGTATAATGGGACACATCCCATACGTCAAGCATAAAATGTAAGAAAAATTATGATCTGTTTTTATTGGATATTTTACGTCAAAAAAATCCACGTCAAAAGTTGACGTAGTTGACGTAATGTTGATTTTTAAACAATATCAACGCTTTATGTGTTTACGTCAACTACGTCAAAAATCCGTTTTGACGTAGATAATTCAATAAAATCAATATGATATTTTACGTCAACTACGTCACCCCTCTTACAGAGGGGGGTATATACCCTACCCCCCCCTGATGTTATTTTAAGAATGTCTGATGTGTTGCGATTATGGGAAATGTTGGGGCTTGCATGAATTGAGCCGCAGGGCTATTGTGGGGATAGGATTGCATGAATGGGAAGCACGATGCCAAAGGTCGGTGAACAAATCGAAAAGGGTGGACGTAGGTTGCAGCCGCAGCAACAAAAGTTTCTCGATAACTACATTCATAAAGATATGACCCAGACCGGAGCAGCAAGAGCCGCAGGCTATAAGTCGCCAAATGTTCGA